CTGAAGGCTATAGGATGCAATTTGTATCTTATAACCATGTTAAGCATCATGTAGGGCTTCAAGATGCCTTAGTGAAGCATATGGTGCCATAAATCATTACATGAAGAAGGTTATAAACCTTGTGATTTTCCTGAAGTGGTGCCGCCTTGGGATAGGAAGCTTGAAGATAATATTGATAGTATGAACCAAGAGTATAACTGGTAATTTTTAATTTTGACTTAAAATATGTTATAATAAAGATAAAAAAGAAGAGAAAATGAAAAATAAAAAAAGAATGTTTACCGGTGGGCAGATCTTTCAAGGTTTGTTTATTATTGGCTTCCTTGTTGGTTGTGTGTTGGTTTTAACGCATACAGTTTACACAGCAGTAACTTGTGAAGGTGATGTTGTATCACATATGGGGCGTGTTGTTTGCGTAGAAGGTAAAGAAAATGACTGATGAAGAAAAAAAATATTTAGAGTATGTAAAGTATTTGGCTACATCTTATGCAACAAGAGCCGGTCAATATGCAAGTGTTATCCACTTGCTACATGCTTTTAACACTCAAAAAAGAAGCCCTGAAGAAGCAAAGGAATTTGTGAGGGCGATACAACAATTTTCTTTAGGAATGCAAAAAGAACTACTTATTGAAGAACAAGATCTTCAAAATAGCACAGTTGATAACAACAAGAATAAGAGGTTGCACTAATGGATAAAGAAAGCGAGCGATGGAGTAATGAACTGGCAAGAGAATTTGTTAATGAAATGCGTTTAATTGCTGATAGGTGGAAAAAAGGGGAAATAAAAGACTGGGGAAGGTTAAGAACTATAATAACAAATCTTACATATGGAAACTTTCAACAATACCTGTTTGATATGAATAGGATCAGCATTAAAGAAGCTGAAGATGCACAATATAAAAGATATGCAGATAATTTAAAAAAAACAATATCAGATCAAGAAAATGAAATAGCTGCATTAAAGTTTCAAATAAAAAAATTAACAAAGGGGATTCAATAAAATGACAGATAAGAGAATTGGAAACCAATTTTGGAAGCTACGTAGTAAACACGGAAGGGATCTAATATTTAAAGATGCTGATAAGTTAAGGGAAGCTTGCATTGAATACTTTGAATGGGTTGAAGATAATCCTTTGCTTGAGCAGCGTATATTTTCCACTAAGGAAGGTGTTATTACTGGTGATGTTGAAAAGATGCGTGCAATGACAATAGGCGGTTTGTGTATCTTTTTAGACATAACGCATGAAACATGGTGTGAATGGCGTACAAGCGAAAGTGAAAGTAAGAAAGATTTTCCTGAAGTCATTAAGTGGGCTGATGAAGTAATACGCACACAGAAGTTCACAGGGGCGGCTGCTAACATGCTGAATGCAAACATTATAGCTAGGGATCTAGGATTAAAAGAAGCTATTGAGCAAAGCGGAAAGATCAAAACAGAGGCTGTTGAAAAACAGGAAGTAAACCTTGATATATTAAGTGATGAAGAATTTGAATCATATGAAAAAATTGTAAATAAGTTAGCTGATGAAGTTGAATCTAGGGCAGGAACAGAAACGGATTCAGAATGCTAAGGCAAGAAGATGTTTCTGGACTTTTAGAACTCGTATAAATAAAAATCTGAAAGTGGGCTGGTGGCAGCTAGAAGTTGCAGCTGAGTTGCAGCAATTCTTAAATGATATGATTGCTGGTAAGAAGCCTATACTTGTTATGGAGGCACCGCCTCAGCATGGTAAATCAGTTCAGATAATTGACTTCATAGCATGGGTAATAGGCAAGCATCCGCACCTAAAACAAATATTTGCATCATTCTCAAAAAGGCTGGGTGTTCGTGCAAACCTACGCTTAAAAAGAATAATGAGATCTGAGGAATATAAAGAAATTTTCCCTAGATTTAAACTCCCTACTCGGAAAGATAAAGATTATACCGTTAACATGGAATTGATAGAGTTTCTAGGTGAAGAGGGTTCTTTTAGAAATACAACAGTTCTAGGCTCAATTACTGGTGAGAGTTTGGATTTTGGCATTATTGATGATCCCATGAAAGGAAGGGAGGCAGCAGAAAGCGACACGATAAAAGATAAAACATGGGAGTGGTTTGCAGATGATTTTTTTACACGCTTTTCTGAGAATGCTGGGCTGCTGATAATTAATACAAGATGGTCTGTTGATGATCCTACTGGTAGGCTTATTAAAAGCAAGCCTGATAATATTAGGGTTCTAAAATATGCCGCAATAGCAACAGAAGATGAAAAACATAGAAAAAAAGGTGAGGTTTTATTTCCAGAATTAAAATCATTAGAGTTTATTCTTGCAAGAAAAAGGTTGCAAGGTACGAAAAACTTTGAATCATTGTATCAACAAAACCCTGTAGATGCAGGTGGTTCAATATTTAATGAAGATGATTTCGGCTGGTATACCCATTACAGAAAGTATAAGCGTATAGTTATTTCATGGGATACAGCAGGTAAAGCAAATCAATTAAATGATCCATCTGTTGCAACTGTTTGGGGTGAACATGATGCAGGTTATGACTTGCTTCAGGTGGTAAGAGATAAAATGTTATACCCTAGATTGAAAAGGGAGTTTAGGAATCTTGCGGAATATTGGAAAGGCAAGGATGAAGTTTATAAGGGGCATAAATTGCTAAGTAATTTAGTAGAAGATAAATCAAGTGGTCAATCGCTCATACAGGATATGAAAAATAGTACAACATTTAATATTGTAGCAATTGAACCAGAAGGTGATAAGATAATAAGAGCTTCTACATGTAGTCCACTTGTAGAAGATGGTAAAGTATTTTTAAAGAAGGGCGCAACGTGGGTTCAAGATTACATTGATGAGATGGTTTTATTCCCTAATGCGCCCCATGATGATCAGGTTGATTCTACTTCACAATTCTTAAATTGGGTTGGTGGTGGCGTTGGTAAACTAAACAAATTATTTTTTGACGAATAAATATATTTTTAATGGTAGGTAAAATATGGCTATACAGGATTTCTTAAAAAACATTTTCGGTAAAAGTTCGGAATCACCTGAGCATTTTGTTAATGAAGGTACTACTGGTATTGAAATATTTTCAGGCTCCTATGCTGAGGAATATTTATCAAAGTTCGCAACTATGCCTGAAGGAATGGACGTTTTCGACAAAATGAGGCGTTCAGATTATCAGGTGCAAATGCTTTTATCAGCTGTAAAGAATCCTATCATTGCTGCAAATTGGGGTGTGGAAGCTGTAGATGATACAGATGAAGAGCAAGAAATTGCTAAGTTTGTTCAGTTCTGTTTATTTGAAGATATGGGTTATCCAGATGGATCTAAGAGCAAAAGTTTTAGGGAGTTCATCACGGAGGCTTTAACATCTATTGAGTTTGGTTTTTCATTGTTTGAGCCTGTATATAAAGTTGTTATGGATCATCCAAAATGGGGCAATTATGTAGGTGTACGAGATATAGGTTATCGGTCACAAAAGACAATTTACGAATGGAATTTAAACAAGAACGGTTCTATCAAGAATGTACGACAATTGGCGCAAGGTGATCTAGGTGTTGATGTTAAAATTGACGGTGCAAACCTTATGCCTATTACCTTCAAGAAAGAAGGGGATAACTACGAAGGTACAAGCATGTTGCGCCCTGTATATGGCAACTACATGAGAAAAGATTTCTACCTGAAAATATTGGCAATGGGTATAGAGCGCACTGCAACAGGTGTTTTAGTGGCAAAGGTTCCACCTGCTGCACAAGATGATGCTGAGCAAATGGATTTCATTAAGAAGATGTTAAAGCGTTTCACCTCACACCAATCAACTTATATGGTAATGCCTGATGGGTTTGAGGTTGATGTTACTAAGATTGATTTTGATGCTGATGCTGTTGAGAATGCAATTGATTCAGAAGATCGTAGAATGTCTAAATCTTTCCTTGCTGGGTTCCTAGAACTTGGAATGAAAGGGCAATCTGGTGTCAATTTAGGAAAGGATCAATCAACATTATTCTTGAATGGCATAGAAAACTACTCTGAAACTATTGGTGATGCTGTAGAAAAATACATAGTTAAGAAATTGGTTGATGCTAAGTATGGCAAGCGTGTTGCATACCCACAAATTAAAGCAACTGATGTTAATAACAAGAACGGCAAAGAGCGTGCTGAGGTTATCGTTATGCTTAAAAATGCTGGCATTATTCGTGATACTGATCAATTAGAAGATGCTATGAGCCGTGACTATGATTTACCAGTAATACCGCAAGATCAAAAAGAAAGGCTTGATGCAGAAGGAAAAGGAAGGGCGGCACAAAGCAAGAAAGAAAGTGTTGCACCTAATGAGCCAAAAGATAAGGATGCAGAAAAAAAAAGACTAGCTGAGGGCGTTAAATTTTCGGAAAGTAACAATGCTTCAGTATTCATAAACAATAGAGCTGATAACGTTCACACCCTTATGCAAACACAACTTGAGGAACGCACACAGCTCTATTTAAACAAAATAGCTAAACAGTTCAAAGCAGAAACAAATGTTGCCAAGAGGCGCAAAATCCTAACTGAAACTGATATACCTGCACGGCGTGATTACAAGCAGAAATTACGCTTGGAAATGGCTAGGCTTTCAGAAGAGGCAACAAGGAATGTTACAAAAGAGCTGAAAATGGACAACATCAAATTTGATGAGTTCAATGATTTGCTAAAAACTTTACCATTTGCATTAAGGGATAAGCTACGTGCTAACATAGATCAGATAGTTCTAGATCAAGATGCTGAGTTGAAAAAGAGGATGTTCTTTATTGCCTCGCAAAAGCTTGATACTACAGATAGCGTTAATGCTTTGATTGCTGATATGAACGATGCGGCAAAATCTTATACTGCAACAGGTGTGCTTTCAACGGTGGCAACAAATGCAACATCTGGTGCTGTAAACAGCGCAAGGAATGCAGTATTTCAAACGCCTGAAGTATTTGAAGAGATAGAAAGTTTTGTTATTGTTAATCCAGATCCTGATGCACCAATTTGCAAAGAACTTGCTGGCAGGGTGTTTTCAAAAGAGGAATATGATAGAGCGGATTTGCCGCCATACCACCACAAATGCGAATCAACAGTAAGGGCGCAACTGAAGGGACAAAAAAACAACCTTCCAGTGAATCCAATAGGCTTAACTCCTACTGGTACACCAGATCAAGTTGCTAAGATACTGAAAAGCAAGACCTTCTAGGCTTATGTGTTACAATCTACATACTAATTATGTGAAATAGAATATTCTACAATTAATAGTTGTAAATATTTTTATTTTACAATTAATATATGTTAATATACTATATATAGCGTGTAAGTAAATTGGAGGCACTATGTCTAAGAAATACCATTTCGCACTTCAAGACATGCCCGAAAAAGATATTGAGTGGGTTCAGCTCATCCGAAAGGGTGAGTTTAATCATGCCTATTATGGCAAATTTGATATTACTGAGGAAGTTCTTAGAGAATTTAAGTTGAACTTTGATCGCAATGCTCGGAGAGTGGATATAGCAATTGACTATTTCCACGATTCACATGCTGAGGCGGCTGGCTGGGTTAAAGAAGTTGAATTAAAAGAAAATGATTCTGAGCTTTGGGTTCGTGTTGAATGGACTGATAAGGCTAAGGAAAAAATACTAGGAAAAGAAATAAGATATATTTCTGCTGAATTTGATCTTGATTATGTCGATTCAGAAACTAAGAAAGAATACGGTGCTACTTTATATGGTGCTGGTATAACAAATAGACCGCATGTTAAAGATATGCAGCCTATATTTTCTGAGGCTATTATTAACAACCCCATTAACAACAAAAATAAGGAAACTAACATGGTTGATTTTAAAGAAATACTTGAGTCCGTAGGTGAATTATCTGAGGATGAAAAATTGCAACTTGGCGAAAAGCTAGGTTTCACTACAAAAACTGCTGAAGCTGGTGCTGAGGCTAAAAAGCTTTCTGAGGCTAAAAAATTAGCTGATGAAGCTGTTAAAGCTAAGGATGCTGATATTAAAAAGCTTAGCGATACGGTAACAAAGTTGAGTGGAACGGTAAAAGATCTTACTGCTGAAAACGCTAAGAAAGACAAAGAAGCTCAATTTAACACAATGCTTTCAAATGGCAACGTAGTAGAAGCCCAACGTGCGGCTTTTATGGATAGCGATATTGCAGAATTTGCTAAAAATGCAGTTGCAGGTATTAACCTAAAAGAAGCAGGAAGTGGCGCAAGCTCAGAGGATGATGAGGCAAATATTGCTTCTGCTAAATTCACTGAAGAAGCTGATAAGCTAGTTAAAGAAGAGGGTATAACCTTCACTGAAGCAGCTAAAAGAGTTACATCAGCTAACCCTTCATTACTAAAAGCCAGCTAAAAATAGTTGGAATTTTTATAAACATAAAATAAGGAATTAAGGATATGCCTAGTATAGCAACCCCTTCTAAAATTATAAACCTTGCGGCAGGTTCTGATCTGTCGTCTTCTCAATATAAAGCTGTCGTTCTATCTTCTGATGGTGCGGTAGATGTGGCAGGTGCCAATGCAGCTACCATTGGATTTGTTCAAAATCTACCTACAGCTGGTAAATCTGTTGAAATCGCTTCTATGGGTGGTGGCGCAACTGCTATTGCTGGTGGCACTATTACAGCTGGTGATTTTCTAAAAACAGATTCTGCTGGTGATGTAGTAACGGCTTTTGTCGGTGATACTTATTGTGCGCTTGCTTTAGAAAGTGCAGTTGATAATGATCAATTTAATGTGTTGGTTCTCCAAGGAACAACCTCAGCCAGTGCAGTTCAAGAGCTAACAGCTTCTGGTGCTGTTTCTTCTGGTAAGCAGTCGGTAGAACTAAATCATGCAACTGTTGTTGTTGCGGCAACAATTGCTGATTTTGCTAACCACCCTGGGCTGTTTATTGTTAAAGATACAAGCGCATCTGGAACTGCTGCACACACGCTAACATTAACATCTGGAACTTTTGACGGTACAAACAATGTTGCTACATTGAATGCGCCTGATGAGGCTTTAGCGGTTTATGTGGATTCTGCTGGTAATGGCACGATTCTAGAAAACGTTGGCTCTGTAGCATTAAGCTAGAATTTTTTTAAAATAATAAAATGAGGATTTAAAAATGGGATCACAACAAACGGCAATAGTCAATAAGCTCCTAACTGATGTTTCAAACAAAATAGAGCCGCAAGGTTATGTTTCGGAACAAATTTTTCCAATGGTTAAAGTTGTTCAATCAACAGGCAAACTTGGTTCTTATGGAACTGGTCATATGCGTATTCTTACTACTCTAACAGGTGGTAAAAATAAATATCCAACTGTTGATACAAGGCAACAATCAACCCAAACCTACAGCATTGATAAGCACGGCTTGTCAGATATGGTAACTGAAGAAGAATATGCAAATGTTGAAAAGCCATTTGATGCAGAAGCAGATACTACTGATGAGCTAACAACTTTACTATGGTTGGCTAAAGAAAAAGGTATTGCTGATTCTTTGACAGATACAGCGGTTCTTACTAACAATGTTACTCTTTCTGGAACTGATCAATATACTGATTACACTAACTCAGATCCATTAGGTGATTTTAAAACTGCACGTGCTTCAGTTTATAACAAGGTAGGTATGGCACCTGATACTGTTATTTTACCGTGGGCTGTATATGATACTTTGCGTTACCACCCAAAAATTTTGGAAGTTGGCTATAAGTATAATCGTAGCGGTAAATTAACGCTTGATGATCTAGCTGCTGTTTTCGATGTTAAAAGGGTTCTTATTGCAGAAGCCATTTATGAAAGCGCAAATCAAGGTCAAACTTCAGCAATCTTGCCAGTATGGGGCAAGCATATTGTATTTGCTGTTTCACCTACTACTGCTGCAAAACGTCAAGTTTCACTTGGTTATAGATTCCAGCAATTTTCTGATACTAGAAGGGTTTACAAAAACGCTGTAACAAACCCAGCTAATGCAAAGGAAATTTTGGTTGATGATCATTATGACTATTTGATTGCTAATGCGGATGCAGGGTATCTTATTAAAGATTCTATTGCATAATTACTAGGGGTAGGCAAAGTTAAATTGCCTACCCCTTTATCTCACAATTAAAAACTAGGTAATTGATATGACTAAAAAAACTGCACAAGAAAAAGCTGAAGAAAAAAGACTAAAGCAAGAGGCAGAAGAAAAAGCCGCACTGGAAAAAGAAGAAGCTGAAGAGCTTGCCAGAATGGAAGCTGAAGAGCTTGCTGAACTAGAGAAAGAAGCAGCAGCTGCTGCTCTAGAAAATGCGCCTAAAGAAACACCAGATGCAACTGAAGGGGCGGAAGGTGAAGATGAGCCTGAGGGAGCAGAAGAGGCAGAAGAATCTGATGCTGAGCCTGAAGAAACACCTAATCCTGTAGAAGAGCGTGATGAAAAGAAAGAGGCTGTGGAAAAAGCGAAAGCTGAATATGAAGCCGCTCAAAAAGCTTTTTCAATGAGAGTTAAATGCTGGGTTCTTAAAGGCAACTTAAAAAGAAACGGTTTGTTTTATCCTAAGCATTCAGTTTGCCCTGAAACTAAGATTGCTGAATTTAAAAAACTTGGTTATATCAAGGAAGTTTAGAATATGACTTATGCACTGGAAGCAGATATTGTTGAAGAACTAAAAGGCGTTACCTTTTCGGCAACCAGTCAAGTTACAACTGATGCTGTAGCGGATTTTCTAAATCAAGCGGATGCTGTTATTGATATGTATGTTGGCAAACGATATGCAACACCTTTAACAGCAGCAGCTGCTTTGTTGGTTGTGAAGAAAATAGCAATTGATATTGTTGTTTATCGCATCACTAAGATATTGAATCTGAAAAAATCGGTTCCAGTTCCTGATAGTAACATTCCACAAGATATTACTGAGGGTTCTGCATACCGTGAAAGCATGAAAATGCTAACAGCAATACGTGATAATAAACTTGATCTGCCTGATGAAACTGAAATTGATACTTCTGGGGGGCTTGGATCTTTTCACACAGAAACAGGCAATGAAGATTTAACACCTTGCTTTCAAAAGGGGGTGGATCAGTGGTAGGATTTACTTCATATAAGATTGAAAATGATATTCAATTTAAAAAGAACCTTGATGAAGCAATTAAGGAAGTTGGTGATTTGCGTTTTGTAATGGGGGAAATATCAAGGGATATTTTCAAAACTACAAAGCAAAACTTCATACTTAAAGGATCTGGTAAATATCCTGAATTAAGTGAAGCGTATGCCACACGCAAAAGAGCAACAAAAGGCAACCTTCCAATTTTAGTTTCTACTGGTGATTTAAGGGATTCAGTTACAGGAAGGGGCAATAGTGACACAATTAGATTTATAGGCAAGCAATCACTTCTTCAGGGTACAAGGGTTCCATATAGTAAGTATATTCAAGAAGGAACTAAGAAGATGCCAGCAAGGAAATATTTATTTATAGATGATGCACAATCTTTAAGATTCCAGCGTATGATTTCAGATTATGTTGCATCAAAATTAGAGGTTTTGGGAAATGTCAGGTAAGTATGATATTGAAAGTTTTTTAGCTGATGTTTTGTCAATTGTTCAGGCTAATTTGCCAGCAAAAATAACTGCAATAAACAGTGAAAAGGCTGATTCTATTACCCTTGAAAGCGTTCCTAATACGAGTTATTTTAATAGTTCAGGTGAGCAAATTTTAAATGCAGATCCTTTTATTTATTATGGCATTACAGATCTTGCCACTAATTCAAATGGAGGTGCAACAGCTTTAGAAGTTACCTTAAACTTTGAAGTTGTGTTTAATAATACAAATAGTGGAAATACCTTGGAAAAGGTGTTACGATATTCAAGGTGCTTAAGAGAGGTTATACAAGAGAAGTTTAAAAGTGGAAAACATTCAGGGCTTAAAGTATCAGAATTAGTACCAGCAAACGCACCCCTTAATGAAGGTGCTGATTTTAAAGTTGGCGGTATAAAAATTGTTTCAACAATAATAGGATAGGTGATATGACAGATAAGAAGGATGAAGTAAAAAAAGATAATATTGTTGCTAAGAAAGATTTTTTAATAGTTCAAAATAGTGAACGCTACGACATTAAAGAAGGTGATGATATTATTGAACTGAAGGTACCTAAGAAATTTTATGCCAATTTAAAAACAGAAAACATAATTTAAGGAGTAAAGAACATGCCACTTTCACAACCAAAAACAATATTTGGTATTCATTCTGTAACGCCATATAACATAACTACTAGGGAATTTTTAGGAACCACACAAGTTGTAGGATCTTGTGAACTTTCTTCTGAAGGTGAACTTATTCCTTTAAATGGTGGTTCTTCTAAATATCCTTGGAAAGTAGAAAGAGGATTAATAACAGCTGAAATAAGTTTGACGCTTAAGGAGTATCCAAATTGGATATTTGAAGCCTTGGTTGGTAAAGCTATTACAGAAAATTCTGCTGAATCTGGTGGTAGTGTAGTTGCTATTGCGAATGCAAATGGAACATCTGTAGTTGCCTCAACTGGTATTGCTTCAGTAGGTGTAAAGTCTGGTGATGAAACTGATGTTAAATTTGCCGGTTTTGTAGTAAAAGCTGTAAGTGCTACAACTGTTGATGTTTACGCTTCAACAAACCTTGATTTTGCTAATGGTACGGATAAGACATTTGAAGATGATCTTCTTAAAATCACAGCTTCACCTTTGACAATTACAACATCTACTGCTGT